AGCCCACTAACACTATCCCAGTCACCTTCAACAACAGTAACATTAGATTTCCCAATTGCCCAAGTATTTAGTCTTTCTATAATCTGTGGATGGATCTCAATAATAGTATGAGAATTAACACCTTGTGCCTGTATATAATCTGAACATATACCCATTCCAAATCCTATTTCTAAAATATCTCCCTTATTATGGCATATAAATTCTGCACTCTTTTCCATTATAGGTGCTTCCCAGTTCATCATAACCTCTGCATCTAACTCATCAGTTATCTTCGTATCAGCAAATGTTAAGGTTGTGTCTTTAAAGCTCATTAGAATTGGAAGTCCAATGTTGCCACACCATAAGCTATTTCATTATCTGCATCCCAATAAAAACTTAATATATCAACGTGGTTAGCATCTGTTGTAAGTGTTGGAGCAGATCCACCTGCCCAAACCACAGAAGCAGATCCATCAGCAGCACTCTCATCAAATTCCATAGCTTTCCAATTAGTAACAGTCCTGCTACCAGTTCCATCTTGTTTTAAAAGTAATTGAAAATTTCCTGACATAGCAGGAAAAGTAAGGGTTATATTTGTTATGTTGCCTGCTCCAAATGTTAAGTTTTGCTTATTAGAAAACCTAAAATCAACTGCTGTAGTGGTTGCATCATAACTAGGCTCAACCTGATTAAAGCCTACAGCAACACTAGGGAAATATACACTATTTCCATTGTCTCCAAGTTCTTCTGCATGTATAAGTATATCTCCCCCAACAACAACCCTTAAGGCATCATCAGCTTGCTCATATATATAAGTGTGACCACCAATACCATCAAAATTTAATCTGCCTGTAGCTGCTACTGCTATATCATCTCCTGCAACTATATCTCCTGCAACTGTTAATAATCCATCGCTATCTAGGGACATTTTCTCATTAGTTCCTAAAACAGCTCCTGTTGAAAAAGAAAGAGTGTTTGTAGATTCTGCCCCATCATTGCCTATACTCCAGATTGTGCTTGCTGCCTCCATAAAAGATATATGGGAGTCATAGCCACTATCAGCAGAAAGATATAAACCTGCATTGCTATTTGTGTAATTAGTTCCAGCAGCTAGCAATATATTTTTAGCTCCAATAGTTAAATAGTCATCAGTAGTGGTAGCCTCTAAATACACATCTCCATACATATTGATCTTAGTAGATGATGAGCTAGACATCTCAATATTACCATCAACAGTTAAGTCTCCATCAACTTTAGCTGTCTCAGATGTTATATTTTTAATTTGCAAATCTCCTGATGATATTCTTAGTGCTTCAGTAGAAAGCTCTAGACCAGTAGAAACACCAGCCACTTGCAATGGTCGTAAATGCTGGTCTAGATTTTGTATTTCTATAGATTTCATTTCTTAAATAACAATAGCCTCTTTTCTATTTTCTTTACTTTGCCTTGCAACTTCTCTAGTTTGAGTATCTTATTCTCAAGCTCAACTACTTTATGATCCAACTCATTAGGCTTTTCAACATATTCCAACACTTTGAATAGCTTAAAGTTTTTAGCTAAAAGATTGATGATTTTATTTATAACTAGCTTCTGTAACATTATTTGTTATCTGACCTTAAACCTTTAATTAAACCTCTCAATGCTCCACCTGCAACATTGTCAACAAGATCTATAAAATAAGGCTCTATTGTTTTGTTCCACAGTTTCTTAGTAGCCCAAAACTTAGTAAGTCCTGCTGTCATTAATATGCCTAGCTTTTCAAATGAGCCTTCTACAAAAGCACATATTTTTTCATTTGGTATTTTCTTTAATATAAAAAGTGCTATACCACCACCACCTAATCCTAATCCTAATCCTAAAAAATCCATATTATTCTCCTTTAGTTTCTAATCTTTTTACTTTGCCTCTGAGGCTTCTTACCTCAGTTTCCAGTCTTCTTATCTTTAAACCAAAAGCATTCAACCTTACATCAAGTTCACCTTTAACTATGGCTAATGCTTTCTTTTCTTGCAGCCTGCTTCTAATCATTGCCTTCCCATTTGCTTAAATCTAGCATCTGTAATGGTCTTTCAATTATGTGGTCCTTGAGCTTATCATTTTGGATCTGTATCTTTGTCCCACCTTTAACAAAAGGCTTGCCATTGGCTGTACCAATATCATAGGCAAAAAAGGTTGTTTTCCATAATCCAACTCTAATAACTCTTGCAGGCCTTCCATCTAAAATAACCACATCATCAGTATTTAAATCCTTTCCCAGAAAGACTTTCAAGCCTTCTGTTATGCCCTCTAGTGTTGATCTGAATAGCAGAAAAGCTACGCCTGATATTAGCAACCATAACCAATTACCTAGAAAACCCTCTGCTTGTTTTTGTAATTCTTCTTCATTCATTTATTGTATAGCTTATAAATTTTTAAACATATATAGGCAAAGGTTGCTAACCCTACCAAAACTCTTACAGCTACTGGTAGCCATTCTATCCAAGTAACTGTTAATCCACTTAAACTTGCCATTAAAGTCTTTGACATAATTCTCCTGTAATGAAAGGAAGCACACAATACACTAAATAGGAGGAGGTATTTATGATAGAATTAAACAACAACCTTGAAGATTGTTTCTTGCTTATTCGTTTTTTTAGCTGATTTTGCATTATATGCTTCCAAACTTTTATCAATTTCATATCCTTTGTTACTTACGTTCTGTAAATCTATTTTAATTCCATCTCTATTGCCATTGTTATAGAAGATATAGCAATTCTGAGATGCTCTACCTGTTAAATTTAAAGCCTTTTCAGAGTAATCATTTGCACCTACCATACTTGAGGATCTTGAATAATTATCTCCTACTCTTGCTGAATGAACGTGACCAAATATTACATAATTTATATCTACACCTTTGGCTGAGTATCTCCCCATAATTTGATTGATAGCTTTCTCTGTTCCACCTTTCAATCCACCATGTCCATGCAGCATTAGTAAGTTTTGACCTGCTACATTCACTACTATCTCACTAGGATCTCCATCTATAAAATGCACTTTAGAATCTTTAAACAAATATCTAAGGCAGTTGTAAATAGTGTAATCATAGTTATCAGTAGCTACTGCATTGCTCCAGCCTAATTCTTTGTTGGCTCTACCTTCATTCCCAACTACACTTGCTACACTAACATTAAAGTCTTTGTTAAGATCAAGTATTACTTGTTGCATTATATCGACTGATAAGAAAGTAGCTTTAGCCCTGTTTGTAGCTTGGTTTAGCAGTTCATCTAACCTTCTATCAGAATTAAGTAAATCTCCTGTTAAAGCAAGCACTACGTTTGTTATATTAGCATTTGTGAAGTATTGTTTAGCTCTTTCTACAAAATGCTCACATCTTTGGGCTGCAACTTTAAAATCATACTTATTGTTGCTTAGTTCTACTAGCTCATTAAAGTGGACATCACTAAACTGGATCACACCTGCTGCCTTATTGCTACTCTTATGCTTCTTAGTTAGCTTGTGTAGTTTATAATTTTCAAATAGCTTTTTTAATTCTTTGCTGTATTCTTCAACAGCATTTTCAATTCTTGCATGCTCTCTAAAGCCCTTTCTTTCTATTCTTGTAACATCTTGGGCTTTCTGTTTTTCTTTTCTGTATCTTACATTTTCTCTGAGTAGTTCTACATCTGTTACTGGAAATACTGTCCTACATCTACATCTCTTGCATTTGTATCTCTGTTTCCCATGCTCTATACCACTCTTTATTAACTGTATGCTATAACAATTAGGACACCCAAGCCTATCTTGCATATTTCATTTGGTCTGATAGTTTCTTTGCTCTATTTGGTGTTTGATTAGCCCATTTGCTGTTTAGCATTTCAGCACTAGCTGCTCTATAGTCTTTCCTCATAATATGGTCTATAGTTAAAGAAAATTTAGATACACCTTTAACACCCAGCTGATAGCACATCTCCATAAGAACATCTTGCACTTCTTCAGGGCAGTCATCAAAGAAAGGAAACTGCCTAACAACTCTTATTTTAAGTTCTGCTAGCTTTCTCTCTAGGATCATATCACAAATATCTTCATCTAGATGCAAATCTTTAATAGCAAAGCCATAGCCTATGCTTAAATATCCATCATCAGAGTTTCTGTTGTCAGCAGTACTTTTGCCAGTACACTTATAAACTTTAGATCTAAAGCCTTCTGATTTTTTAATGTTATCTATTAAAGACATTACCCTGCTGATTTTGAATATTTTTTAGGCTGTGCATCTGATATAATAGTAACACCACAAGCAAGGACTGCTGCATTAGCTGCAAAGATTTTGTCTGTTGCTGCTTTTCTTATTATCACAGTATCTAATCCTTCTAAACTAAAAGTACCAATATCTGTTCCATCAGATGTGTTTAATGTTACTAAATGCTCTGTTCCTGCAGCAGCAGAATTGTATAGCCTTACAAATTCACTTGAGCCTACATTTGAAGACCCTGCATCATCTGTTCCCAAAGCAGCTTCTGTAGTTATTGGTGAGAATATAATCATAATTATACACCCTCCACTTTGCAACCTTTAGACTCATACATCTTAATCTCTGCATCTACTAAACTATCTCTTTTAATTACATTGCCATTAGGCTTTGTAATTTTGTAACTCATTGCTTTTACTTCTTTTTTTACTTCTTTTTTTACTTCTTTCTTTTTATCTGACATATTTATTCTCCTTGAATAACATTACCTTTATCATCAAAACTTACACCACCAAAGATGCCTATATTATCTACACCTTTTCCTTTTTTATTTCTTTCAATTCTGTCAGAAACCTCTTGCACATAATCCATATATTTCATTTTCTTGCCTTTATAGTATGCTTGTTGTCCTTTATCTTTATTCTCAACAAGTTTTAGTTTTTTGTCAGGATCAAGCTGACAACCAAAGGTCTTATTATTTAGGTTTCCTATATCTTTTTTATTGCTTGACATTGTAAGTAAAAGGGTGGCTTTTACACCACCCTTTCCTTTATCTATTATGAGATTTCAGTATGTATTTCTACACCATGTAAATCAACTAATTCAGATACTGCCCAATATCCATTGGCTACCAAATTAGTAGATGCACCTAGCTCATTTCTTTCAGTTTTCAACTCTATAAAGTTTCCACCACCAAAATCAATGAAACCTACACCTATTGCAGTTTTTGAATAGATAGCACCTTTCTTTCTACCTGTAGCACCATCAATTACTTGTGGTGAAGTGAAGAAATCAATACCTGCTAAACTAGTTACAAAACCTGCTCTGTAGAATTGATCACCTACAAAACTAGCACCACCATGAGCAAATGCACCAACACTTGAAGCAGTTGCTGTAGTAGCTAGCTCATTAGATAAACCAAAAGAGCCATACATTTGTTGTGGGTGAAGAACTGCTGAGTAAGGTCTTGGAGCATCATTAGTTTCTAAAGAAGCTACTGCATCCATTATATCTAAAAACCTTAAGCCATCATCAGTACCTTTGCTTGTAGCAAAACCATCAAATAATGCACATATATTAGCATCCATTTCTGCTGCTACTGCATTACCTAGAACTTGTCCTGCATTTACCATTAAGGCATCTGCATTACCATGAGCTGCTAAGTCAGTAACTCTTGCATTAATGTGGTTTCTTAATACTTCCACATTAGTTGCAGCAGTTGTAATGCTAGTTGCTGCTACTTCTGTATCCTCATCTCCTGTAGCCTCATTAGTTACATCTGATACACCTAGTTTTGCATATACTGGGAATTGAACAACATTAGATCCTGGTTGTGCTGCTTGCAATGAAACAGTTCCAGGAGTAACTGCTGCTTTGTTAAATTGTACTATTGCTGCTGCAATGGTTTTTCCTAAACCACCTGCTGCAACACCTACATCTGTATTTGCCATTTTACAGTTTTCCTTATATTACACATTCTTTCAACTGCTAATAGCCTTCATTTTGAATGTGCTGCTATTTAAAGCTAGTTATTAAATTACTTAATATAACCTTGAACATTCTGCTCTAAATACTTTTCAGCACCTTTTGGATCTTTCATAGCGAATTCTTGTATGCTATCATAACCACCAAAATCACCTTGAGGTGAATTTGAAGCTGCTCTGTTTGTATTTGTGGGAACAGAATTTACTTTAGTTACTTTGTTTACATACAACTCCAATTTATCAAGTGATAGTCCTTCTGCAATAGATTTGTCAGTATCTTCTGTTAAAGTTTCCATTAAAGAATTTCTCTTATTAGACTTGTACTCCTCATATTCCTTTACAACTGCTGAGGACTTTTCAAGTTTAGCATTAGCTTCATCAAGAAGTGTTTTATATTCGCCCTGTTTTTCTAACTGCTTCTGCCTAGCTGATTCTTGGTCTGCCTTAAACTTATCTAATTGAGATTGAAGATCTGATACTTGAGATTTATAATCATTCTTCTGGGTATTCACCTCATCAAATCTTGACTTAGGGATTGCATCTGATACATTGTTTTGACTAGCTTCTGTGCTAGGTTGATTTACCTGATTTGCTTCAGTTTGAGTTGTGTTATTTTCTGACATTTGAACCTCTTTTGTGAGTAATTAGTTTATAAAACTTCGCTTAAATATAATAGAAAATAGCAAATAAAAAAGGATTATTTTTTACCTATATTAATTTCATGTTTGCCTTTTGGGAATTTTCTAGCAGCATTCTTTTTAAAAAATGGTGACAATGCTTCCATTACTTTTGGATGCACAGGGTGGCTGCTGCTTGCCAATATCCTTCCACTTTTTCTTAAATGCTCCACTTTATAGCCATGAGATGTCCAGCCTATGTATATTTCTTGTTTTCTTTCGCTGAATCCAGCTTGAGTATCTTTCATTAGATCCCCTGTAAGCACAGGAGCTGTAGAGCTAGCATAGCTTGAATCTTGCCTTTTAATTTCACCTGATTGCTTTCTGTTTTCATAATTCTTGTCATATTTAGGAAATTTTTGTTCATTGGCCATCTCAGCATTGTCTTTATCAAATGTTATTGTCCTGTACTGATCTACTGCTATATTAGATATTTCAGCTAGTGCTGTTGCATCATAAATTGGTTCATCTACTTTCCATCTTTTCCCTTTTTCTCTAGCCATTAGTTTAAGTCTTCCTTGTCTAATAACTTTTTAGCACCTTTAGGATCATGTCCAAACTTATCTTGCAATGCTATCTCCCACTTATGCCTACAATTATAGCCTCCTCCATTAATAAAAACATCAGTACCAAACTGCTTTATTATTTGGTCTTTGGTAAGATCTCCAGCAGCCATCATCTTTAAGCAAGCAGGTCTAGTTTTTCCATCCAATGCACCTATATACTGATATCTAGTATTTGCAGGCATCTTATCAATCATAACCTTAGTAACACTTCTGCTAT